CCAGATTGCCCCATGCCACGCGCCGCAAGGCTGCGCTCAATGGCCTTCTGACCTTCCGCAAGCCGGAATTGATAGCCCGGGTCTTGCGTCAAATCGCCGGGCTGGAATGTACCTCCCAACGCGCCGGACATAAGATCATTTGAAAGCATCTGGTTTGCCTGTAAGCCAGACTGATTGTAAGGGGACAGTCTTCCAGCCGCCTGATTTCTTGCGGCCAAAAGCTGCGCCTCTATTTCCTCTTGCGTCTTATATTGTTTGTACCCGCCTAGCGCAGTACCCAAATTATTTAACGATAACAAGTTACCACCTCCACCAGTTGCTCCGGTTATTGGCGAACCGCCAGACCCGCCACCAAATAATTTACCCACACCGCCTACGGCCTTACCAATGCTGCCAAGTATGCCAGACCCGCCACCGGATAATCCCGCCAATGCTTGATTTGTGCCGCCTGCCTTTGCGACTTGAGAAAGAGTAGCGGGGCCGAATGTCTTTCCGCCAATACTTCCAAGGCCGGGGACGCTGCCGCCGCCTCCGATATATCCACCAGCTCCACCAAGCGCCGCGCCAAGCAACGCCCCCCTGCCACCGCCGCTAATGCCGCCGCCAATAGCGCCGAGTCCTGCACCAAGAGCTGCCTGACCGCCAAGGCTTGAAATTCCCAGAGCCGTACCAATGCCCGGAGCCAATAGAGAAAGTCCGATTGGGGCTAACGTTTTAAAAATACCGCCAAGTCCACCGCCAAACAATCCACCTTTGGGTTTATTGGCCGAATATTGATTTCCTATGGAATAGTCAATATTCCTCAATTCTTTATAAAGAGCTGGGTTAGATGTCCTGTACGACACATTGGGATCATTCGTTGTGATCCCGTATTTATCGTACGTTGAAAGATACCGATTTAAATATTGTTGTTGCTGACTTTTCGGCAAGCCGGAAAGCTGTTTTCTTTGATATGGAACCAATGCATCAATAGTCGCTGGCATTTAATTATCTCCTATCCTGCCTCACAAATTCCGATAACGCTAAGTGGAACAGTAACAGTCGTCCACGTTGGCACATAAATTCTATTAGTTGCCGCCGCAACCATTCCCGGCCCATCACCAAGGTTTCCGGTTACTGCAAAACAAATTCCGTTGCCTGAAAAAACAAGCGGAAAATTGTCGATATATGTTGATCCTGCCGTGGCACTGGTATTCGTTGCTGGCGTAATGTCCACGCGGAAATAAACAAGCCTGCGGGTGATCCTGTAATAATATCCAGTGATTGTCGGCGTTCCCGTTTGCGTCAGATTGACAAATGTTGGCGTCCAGCTTGTACCAGTGTCGCCCTCAAATATTCCATTGAAAAACAATATCCATGAACGGCTTGCGCGCGATTCTTCATCGGCAATCGGGTCATAAATAGGAGCTGGGCGCACATTACTCATGATAAATATGCGCCTACTATCGCTACTTTTACGGGGTCTGTAACTCTAATCCAAAAGGTCATCTGCTCGGCAATCCCCAAACGTCTAAATGCGACTTTTGTCTGGTATTGCCCTATAGCGCCCAAAGAGGCGGTATATTCATCCGACCATGTACGAGCGCCATCTTTGCTTAGCCGCAAGGAAACAAGTGGGTCTGATCCCTGTCCTGAAGTTAAACCGACCCCTGTCTCAAAGCCGATTTCAAGCTTATTATACCTTATTCTTTTGTCCTCGTCACTTAAATGTGTGAAAATTCTATCACGGGCGATTTCATCACCAGCATCGCTGTAATAGTCCATTGACATTTCGTAAACTTTACCGTTCCGGCGATCCCCGACAATGTGCTTGCCAAAAATAAACATACAGCAGGAAGCAAGATGCAGGCTGCTTGTGCCGGAAGATTCTAGATATGCCCTCTCATGCCAAAGACCTGTTGAAACATCATAAACAAGTGTAGTTTCCAGACCGCCACCCGTTAAAACATAAAAATCATGACCGTCTTCCTGATAAGAATAGGCGGTCATATTTTCTTTGTCGGTGGCCTCACGAATGCGGATTTCAATGGCTTCTGTGGAAACCCGTTCTGGCGAAAATCCCTTGGCACGATAAACAATGCCAACGCCGTCATCATTTTCACCAACCCAATAAACAGTCCCACCATGCTCTACAGCAGTGTGAGGAGCCATTATTCCGAAGGCCATTTCTGCGCCAGATATCTTTTGAAATGGAAAATCACTATCCCCTGTATTTGTCCAGATTTCCGTTGATTTGCTGCCAAAAAGCCAAAGTTGGCCAACTGCACGAATCGGCCTCTTCAGAGTGTCCGGTGCGCTTTCGGCGGTAGCAAAATCAAGCGCAGCCCATGCCGTCCCGTCATTAATGGACGAAATATAAAATTTCCCGCTGCTGTTTTGATTGACAATAAAGTAACCGTCGATATACGTTACTGACCCTGCACTGGGAAAATCAACATCTGAAACAACGGCAAAAGTATCGCCTGAATATGTTAGTGTGTAGCCATCATCACCATCACAGATAAAAAGCTGTACCCCATTTTCATCCATAGAAACATTTCCAGTCGATGTATTTAATGTTCCCCTGCTTGTCGCCGTTCCAGCGCTGTCAACTTCATAAAGCTTGTCACCGGACACGACAAAAGCGCGATCATTCGCCGCTGCAAAGCATCCACGTATCGGGCCGCTGCCGCAGGTGGAAAACAAAGAAAGCCCCGGTGTGCCGTAAAGCGCAGATGTTTCCTTGCCCTGTTCATCAGAAATTGCAAACAGGTTTATGCACCGTTGCGCGTCAAATGGCAGCGATCTTTGTTCATACGATGGGCCAACTAGACCTATTTTCATCTATCCCAGTATCCTGTGTAGATGCTATTTGTTGAATATCCCAGTGGAGCGTCAATCGACCTGTTCCGCATAACCGCTGATTTAATCGCGCCCCTGCTTTCTCTCGCAGCCATCATCATGGCCTGCGTTACCTCCTGACCGTACTCGGACGATAATTCAACGGCCAGATTATCAATCAATGCTTTTTTCCAGCCCGCAGGCAGGTCAACCGTTCCGGCCAGCGTCATGGATGTAAACGGCTTCTCGCTCAACAGATAAAGCGTGTACGCGCCAGCGGGAACGCCATATAGCTTGATTGTTCCAAGCGGGTGGCCGTTTGTGTAGTTTAGATATTTCGGAATTGACTGGCTTGATTTAGTGCTAATTTTTGCATAGTTTTCGTCAGATATAATCTCAAGCGGGTAATCTGTTGTGTCAATTCTAACATAAGCGGAAATGATCCTTACTGGCTTTGTGGTATTGATATCGCCGCCGCTGCCGATAGTATATTCACCATCCCCACCCGTTAAAACCTTACTATCTAATGTTCTGGAATAAACAACAATGCTTTCATTAATCCAGCTATCAACCATGTTGTTTAGAGTTTCAAGCGCGTCATCCGCTTCGTCTGACGACGGTGATTCCGTTTTTGTTAGCACACCAATCTTTCGCATTGCAGCTTGAATTATATCTAGGCCAGTGGTCATTATCGCCCTCCTAATTGTAATATCGGGAAGCGGTTTTTAAGCCGCTGCCCTGTATTAAAATCAAGTCAATACGCGAGTAACCGTCCACGCTTCAGGCCGAATAACCAGAAACGTGATGTTTTTGGACGCAGCATCAATGCCGGAGCCAGTCGTGTTGATGACTTGCAGCTTCACTGTGTCGGCTGCGGAAACACGGGCATTGGCGATTACCTGACCCGCTTCCAGTGCGCTATCCATAGCGATAATGAAATCGCCAGTTTTAACGCCCGTAACGGTTGCCGTTTCTTCTTCGGATGTGTTAGCAGCAACAGACCCAAGATCAACGGCAACGGTAATCATCGTCATGCCCTGAATGTTTCCTGATAAAGTTGTCGTCATATTTTTATCCTTTCAATGGTGTAAAGGTGGTGGGGGCATTACACCCCCACCCATCATGGTTAAGCGGTTACGCGGCAAGCCCATTCAGGACGGACTGCGACCAGACCGCCAAGGAAGTCAAGGCGGGTAATCATTTTGCGCGTCAGAACATCGAAGTCACGGATGATTGCGATGTTCACGCCGTCCTCAGTTGCTTGCTCGGCAAACTCAGCGCGAACAGGCAGAACCAGAGGAACGGAGCAAACGCGGAACGCTTCCTTGTGGAACATCAGCGACTGCTTGTAAGCTGTCGAAGCGGAACCAGTCAGGATCGTTACCGTTGCGTCATCAGCGGGCAGCGAGTCAACATTTTGCAGCGAACCGGAAGCGGAGCTGTAAATCGTCGGGCTGATCGCAACGTCCGC